GAGTGTCAGTTGTTACTGGAACAGACAATAATAATTGGACAGTTACAACAACTCCCAGAATCAGTGGAATTTCTGGATTCACGTTTGATTTTAATGGTTATCTAACTGATTTGCGTGTTGTAAACGGCTCTGCCCTTTATACAGCCAACTTTACCCCACCCACTGCTCCATTGCAACCAGTCACTAATACTGTATTTTTATTACCTGGCAATAATGCTGCCATTTATGACCGCACTGCTTCTATTGACTTAGAAACAGTGGGTAATACACAAACAGTTACCAATGTTCGCAGACTGGGTGCAGGGTCTATGTATTTTGATGGCACCGGTGATTACTTACTGGCACCAACTAGCCCAAATCTAGCATTCGGAACAGGTAATTTTACAATTGAGTGCTGGGTAAATAGAGCCTCCAGTGGATCAGTAACTCATCTTATTGATTTTCGGGGATCAAACAACAACGGAAGCAATCCAGTATTTTACTGGCAAACTAATAATTTTATATATTATACAAACGACAATACATCCGGAGACAACCAGATTCAAACATCAAATGCTATTACATCCTCATCTGGCTGGGTACATTTGGCTATTGTTCGCAGTGGTTCAACATTGACGGTTTATGTTAATGGCGTTGCTTCAGGGTCAACCACATATACGACAAATATATTGGGCGGCAATCCTGTGACCATTGCAAGCCGATATAATATCGGCCAATCATATAACGGCTATCTGGACAATTTACAAATTACTCGTGGTGTAGCCCTTTATACAGCCAATTTCACCCCACCAGTGGACAACCCCATCTACCGCTAAAACAGGCGTTTTGGACTAAATACTGGGTTCCTGAATGGGTTATTCAGGACTTACGCTGCGCCTCAGCGTATGACCTAGAACGTCACTATAAGGAGAAATAAAATGGGCAAGTTAAAAATTCAACACCCCGGTAACGTGGACGTAGGTTACCCAACAAATAATATTAACGTTGGTGTAACTGGTGGTGCTAACGGTCTGGGAGCCACCAGTGGTGCTAATACCATTCTGTGTGTAGCCAACATTGAGTATGCCACTGGCAGTTATGATGCTGGTGATGCTTACATCGTTCGTCAAAAGGGCAAACACAAGTATCTTGTGGCCAATCTGGCTGACCCCACGCATACACAAACATGTGTGTTAGTTAACGAAGCAGATGCCAACGCTGCTAACCTGACCAGTGGTCAGATGTGTATTCAGGCTGTGGATGCCAGTGCTGGTAACATTGCCTTGTTCAGTATCACAGACAAGCATGGCTGGGGCTTCCCCACTGACTATGTGAGCACAGCGGATCAGGGCAACCTGACAACTGCCACAAGTTATCTGGTAAGTTTCATTGCCGCTAATGCAACTGTGCAGCCCGGTAGTGTGGCTAATGTGGTTGTAGTAAGCAATAGTTAATCTGTTGTTGACCCAAACAAAAACCCGCTCCGGCGGGTTTTTCTATTTCATGCTATCACAAATTATTGCAATCTTTTGCCTGATAACATTGTAGTTTAGTGTATTGAACAGTCCACGATGTAGTGGTCTGGGGTAGGTATCAGCACTGACCCAGGCATAGCCAATGTGTTCATCATTCAGCACAGGCTTGAATTCATATGGAACCATGGTGAAAAAAGTATGGTAACAGAATTTGCTGTCATCGCTGGTAAATTGTTCTAGTGGAAATAACTTTACATCCTGAGTCCAGAAATGTATTTCTTCACGGCACTCACGCTCTATGGCTTCACGCAAGGTTTCGCCACGCTCGACTTTGCCGCCGGGCAAGCCCCAAGAATGTATATTGCGATCATTTCGTAGCAAGAACAACTGTCTTTGGGTATCAGCCGCATAAAACAGCAGGCCCACGCTTTCTTTTTTCATTAAATGATCAGTCTCCAGTCACCCTGATTATACCAACCTTCCCAGGCCTTCTGCCATCCTTCAGTTGCGACATAGCGGTATTGAACGCCTGTGTTCAGGTTTAAAACATATTCTACATCATGTGGTGCACCGCTGTCAAAACTTATAGTCCAGTCTGTGCCGTCAAACTCAATGATATCATTGGGATTGGCACCTGCCGTCAATCCAGTCCAGGGCTGCCAGGAATCAATCTGTCGCGGTATTTGCTCAACAATCAAATATCGCTGCCCAGTCACTGGTGCAGGTAGTCCATTGCCGGGATACTTGACCAGCGGATTGATTACCATGTTCACTGGATCTAGAGTATTTTGTGGCAGGGTGTCACTGTCAATGTTATAGATTAACAAGCGGTCATCAGTGGGATTATAGGCTATGGTTCCCATGATTTCTGTTTCCATGTAGGGATTTTCCAGTGCAATCATGCTGATGCCCTCACGGATCACACCATATGGGTTCAACACAGCGTGCCAGCCCAGTGTGGTGTTGGGAGGCGTGGGAGTTTGCAAGTCACTGTTGGGTGGATTAAATGGCTGATCAGCCGGTAGTATTTGTAGACCACCATTCAACAGCAGTATCTTGTAGCCATAGGGAGTAATCTTCTGGCGCGTGCCCAGCAACAGGTCATCGTCTTGTATGTCATCACGATATTGGCCCTTGAAGATACTGGCAATAATCTTGTGTATAATGCCCAGTTTCTTGACCTTGATGGGACTACTGATCCAGATGGGTATGGTAAATTTCCAACTTAATACATCGATGGGATTGCCAGTGCCCACAGGAATGCTGCGGCTGGTCCAGGTGATGCCCTCTTGATACACCACACTCAAGCTGGTCCAGTCAATGAAGTTGTCTGTGCTTTGTATTTCCATACTGGGATTAAACAGTGTGGCCAGCTGCTCAAAGAATTCCAGTTTCTGTAAGTAGTTGGTGCTCCAGAAGTCCAGCGTGATGGTCAAGCGATAGGGCACTGGCATGATACGTTCTACAGTGAAAGCATTGCCCTGGCTGGTTTCATATTCGCCGGTTTCGGGATTGTAGGCACGCTGGCGAACATTAAGTTTGTCTATGAAGTAGGGTTCTTGTGTGCGGCTCTGCTCAAATTGAATGTCACTGATGTAATAGGTTATGAGCGGAGCACTGGGCATGCTACTGGCACTGTTGTTGGCTATGATGTTGGCGGCCTGCCGGCTGCTGTCACCGTACATGATGGGAATGCGTTTGATAATGGGGTTGCCATTGGGGTCGTAACCGTCTGTGACGCTCCAATTACTAAAAATTCTTGCGAATTGGATTAGGAAACGTTTTATTTGTTCTGAGTAGAAGAATTGTGCCATGATGAACAGTGTTAGTGATTTATTTATGCCGTTCCACTTGTAAAAAACAAATTGCTGAATAAACCACTAAATAAAGATGGAGCGAGTAAATGATCTATCTTTATGTAAAAACTCACAAAGTTACAGGTTTGAGATACTTGGGAAAAACTACCAAGAGTGATTATCACGCCTATCCTGGGTCAGGTAAAGCTTGGTTACAGCATCTGAAAGAGCATGGCAAGGAGTATGAAACCTTATTGCTTAGAGAATGTCTCTCTCAAAAAGACCTGCACTACTGGGGTCGTTATTATAGTAATTTATGGAGAGTTACGAGTGCCATGGATGATTACGGAAATTTGATTTATGCTAATATGATTCCTGAAACAGGAGGTGGCGCACTTTATGGAGAATTGAATCCCAGCAAAAGACCAGAAGTCAAAGAAAGCAAAAAGCAAAAAATGTCAGGCCGCAAAAGACCAGAGTTAACAATGGTTGTATCAAAAAGTTGGACTAGTGAAAGAAAAGGTAATCATAGATTTTCAACCTCAGGTCAAAATCATTATACACACCGTGACGGAAAATTAGGCAACAAGCATCCACTATTTGGCTCAAAAAGGCCAGGAACAGGGTTATCTGGTGACGCGAACCCAGCAAAAAGACCTGAGGTTAGAGAAAAAATGCGAGGGCCCCGTGGTAACAACCTGGCAATTTCGGGAGATAATCATTATACAAAACAACCTGGCTATGCGAGTAAAATCAGCGGTAATAACCATTACACAAAAAAAGAAAACTTCAGTATAAAAAAGACAAACAAAAACTATGACCACAATTTATACGTATGGATAAACTTAGAAACTGGTGATATAGTACAGATGACAAGGCGTGACTTCATTGACAAGTACAAACTTCGCGCAAGTGATGTTTGTCAGGTGATAAAGGGAGAAAGGTCTAAAACTAAATCTTGGAAACTACTAGGTATAGTAAGTT